AATTGAGTTGTAAGTGGTGCCACCCCAACAATTGCAGGTCCACCCGGCCCCGGCTGGCCTTCAGTTGTGCCATGGTATTGCCAGTTCCATGTTCCATCATTGGTGGACTCGGTACCTAGTTGACCCCAGCTTCCACCATCACCGGACAATGGCGATCCATAACGGTCATTTTGGGTTCGATAACCTTTACCAGGCACAGTAGCTTCAGCATCGGTTACTTTGACAACCATAAAGTCACCATTAAAGTACCAACGCCAGTCTTGTGAATCGTTAGTAATAGGTTGTCCGGTCATAACCCGACCAAAAGGTGCTCCAGCTCCACCGGGAATACCCTGAACTCCATACGATAATCCAGTATAAATACCACTTGGTGTTGCGCCGCCACCAGATCCGCCTCGAGCCAGAGTTCCACCATCAATAATCAGGTTTAGTTTACTGTGCCGGTTTAATAGACCGGGTGCTCCCTGAAAACCATCACGACGGGTTTTTGTAAAGTTGTAATCCGGATCGGTAGACCATGCACCAAATGCCAAATGTGGCAACCCGCCATCTCCACCACGTCCAACTACAGCACCTTTAATCGTCAGATTCACAACCAGATCAGGTGGAAACTCACCAGTATCAATAGCAGGTAATTCTGATGCAGCTGGAACGATATACTCTCGTTTTGGAGGACTAGAGTTGTAGTCGAATTTATAGACAAATCTGGTTTCCGGTCGATAAGAACTTGAACTTGAAACCAATGCACCTGCTTCAACTACAAAACTGATTTCGCCAGTCGTTGGTAAATCACCTCTTTGCATCTGATACAAACGTGCCAGATTAATATCAAGCTGGTCATATCGAATATAAATCGGTGAATCATCTACCGGTACATCAATGAAGTCCTTGTCATTGAGGTAATAACGTTCATCGTAATTAATTGCAGTAATTGTATTAGAGAACTGGTCAGCTGGTTCTCTTTTTGCAACCAGATAAGGTAATGAGCCTTTGGTATCGTCATTAACTACCGTGTAGATAGTATTCACAAAGTCATCGGGACTAAGCTTTAAGGCCCCGTTCGGTAAACGCCCTAAAACAACTTTGTTCTTGGCTGAACCCGGTGTAATAGGAATTAGGTCCACGGTACCATCCCCCATTTGCAGATAGATCACATAGCTCTTGCCTGCAATGAAATCTACATCATGGCTTAAGGTGAGGATTAAACCCTCTTGCTGTACCACTTCCCCGCTTTGATGAATACCATTGCGATAATCTGCTACAGCAATACGGTCACGTAGCACAAGCAATTCAGACTCAGGCGCCGCATCAAAGGTGATGGATTTACGTTGAAACCGAAGCTTGTTCCAGATCCGGTACGCATTAAAATGAGCTTGCCACTTGTTTCGTACCCCAACGGATTTCACTTCTTTCGGGTTCTTTGCTCCTTTGTCTGGCAAATAGATATTGATACGACTATCGTCGGTCGGATCCGTGTATTCATAGATCAGTCCATCGTAGTCATCCATCACGCCAAAGGTTAGATCATGCTTGTAACTATCTGGAATGATATTCCTGAAGTTAAACAGCATTACCGAGTTATCAGTTGGCCGTTCAAAATAAAGCTTGAGCTTATTGTTTTGCCGATATGCAGTACAAAACACCGCATCACAAAGATTGGTAACCAGCTCTTCAAAAGATAGATTCGTATCATCAATGGTAGTACAGAACTCAGCCGCTAGCGGCGTACCAAAATAATCAACTACATCATTATAGGTCCGATAGATGTTTTCAAGATCAATCTCATCGATCGAACGGCGGCCAATCTTGTCATCGAGTGCCATAGATACCAAAGCATCAGCAAAGCTAGACGTTGGATATAGCTCTGTTGTCATTGCCCCGTTTTTATAAGTCGGCAACATTCGCTGAAGATCAAAATTGATCTTGCGGGACTTAACAGATAAAGCTCCAGTGGTTGCATAAGTACGCGCACGAAAAACCGTTTCATGTTCATACACTGTGCTTTGTAAAGGATAAGCACCGTAAAGCGCCTGCCACTTTACTTCATCAACAACTGTTGTGACTGTCGGAGTCGGAGTTAAACGGCGTGCACGGACACTACAACGCCCCTGAAACGTGACCATATCAAGTGTTGCACCAACGGTCTGACGTGACTTTGCCGAACCTTTCAAAATGATCTGCTTCAGCATCGGATTACCAATCGCTGCACCAGATTCATTTACCGGTGTTACTTCAACTTCAATCGTGACATTAACAGCGGCCTGATACCCACCTGAAGAAACGGTATAAAGTCCATTGGTGGCCACAAAATTACACAGCACCCGGCTACGTTCAACATTGTCCAGAATGAATGGACCAATCCATTTTTCACCTATTGAACTGATCTTTGGTGACAAAGCTGCAGTTTGTTGGTTATTTAACTCTTTAAGCTTTAACCAGTTAGCATTAACGGCCGCCGGATTTGATAACGTCATACGGTCATCAGCTACCGATAGAACGCTATAAGTACCATTTAAATCAAAAGTCTGGCCATTAAACGTGAATGAGGCATTGGTGATTTCTACGCGGTCATTACTTACAAACTTAGTGGTTAAATCTGTGTTGTTTGCCGTTGCCCGAAGAATCTCGTTTGGATATGCAAAATGAAGGTAGTTCGTACCTTCTAAAGATTGTGTATCAGCAGGACGTAAAACTTGGCCATTAACAGAAGTTTGATGCTGAACCGTTAGTGGCGGCGTGGTAATTTCGGTACCAAGCGAGAAATATGGCTCACCTGAAACAATATCTACACCTGGTCGAAAGACTTCTACCGATGCGCCAGCAATATCGACAATATTGGTTTCACCGTCATAAGCTCCATTGATTTTATAGTGTCCACGCCCAATACAGCCCACTACATGCTCAACTTCAACGTTGTTTTCATATACCTTGTAAGGTACTGCGATTAGGTCGGGAGTATTCCACCCAGCTCCATAGTTATCAGCAATACGACCATTCACCCGGATCTTGTTTTCCCGGTTAGAAAGTTCATTGTTTGCTGAAGAAGACTGGTTAGTATTTTGAGTCGTTTGTGCTATTGATGGCGTTGGCATTAAAAATGCGATCGCAATACTAATCACAATCGAAACAATAGCCGCGACCCATTTAGGGTTCTCAACTACGATAAAAGTGCCCGGTAAGAAATCAAGCTGCTTTAAGTCATATGCATTCTTTGGTGTGACTTCATTCGCAAATGAAATTTCGGCATGATCCATATTGCTTGTAGTATGAAAGATACGGACATGCTCAGGCATATGTTCATATTTTGAAGTGAGCCATTGCCCAATGGTTTGAGCCTGCTCAATTGTCTTTTCTTCAGACAAAGCGTCTTTTTTATAAATAACTTTAATCATAATAACTGACCCGATTAAACCCCATTTCCATCACAACCTCTTCAGGCAAATAAGTGACTCCGCTTTCCATGAGGTGAAGAATCTTTTGCCCACGAAAAAGCCCCACATGCGGGGGCTTATTTCTTTGTCTCGGATGGAAGGCGACTATGCAGCCTTCCTTGGGCATGGGTAGCGGATTTAAAAGTTTTAACCGTGAAGATAAAAAAGTAATTTTGCCCTTAGGCTGCATAAAGAGTTCAAGCGCTTCAGCCCGATCTATGCCATATAGGTCCATTGCAGCTTCATGAACAAAGTGAACACAGTTGTAGTGATCCTCGTCATATTGCCTATCGAGCAAATGATCATGACTTTTCATATAGCCCCCTTCAAACCACTAAAGCGATCCAGTGCAAAAATGTCCCCAGTTTTAGTGGTATTTAATCGTGGTGATTCAGCCTTGAATGTCACAGCTTTATGGTTCATGGCGACACTTGAGAGTTGCAGTCCAAGTAAATAAAACATTGGAGAGTTCAGATTGTCTGAACTGTAAATCCGGTAATTTACGGTTGGCTTTACATCTGGATATTGCCCTTCGATTACCCGTTCAAACTCATCAGGCATCACATCACCTAGACCAGAGATAGAAACGGTTAATGTCTGGTCCAGATCACCAAGCATTCCGGATCTTTGTATAGAGACTGGCAAGAACTCATAATAGACCTGACCGGATCCTTCCTTATGTTGTACATAGACACCTCGGTCATCATTACGGACTACCCGATAAGTATTCATAAAAGAAGGATGTGATAGCTCAATACACTCCAGTTGATAGACATCAACTTTCCGATTGAAAAAGAACTTGGCATATTCGTTATCCATTAGACCTCCCAATCTTTAATTAATGCTATATCGGCATTCAGGTTAGGCTGGTTTTGAACAACTTCGAGCTGCGCGTTCACACGATATAAGTTGCCGTTGACTTCATTGGTCTTGAACGAGTTTGGAATGAAATTGCATAGATATTGCTGACGTGTTCCCTGATCAATCACCAAATCCGCATAAAATGAGGCTGGTTTGTTCTGGTAGACCCGCCAGAAAGCCATCATTTTATTGAAATCGGTTTTACTTAAGTTCCAGTTCACATCAACAATGTGGCTGTTACGTTTCACATCGATGTAATAGCGACCACGACCGCCATCCATCTGCTGACGTTTCACATCATCACCCGGTGTTACGCCATAGCCGCTGGTCTGAGGATTTAGCTTTAACTTGTACATAACTTTCCTTCAGGTAATA